ATGCAACCACAAGTTGCCTGTCGCAAACCGTAAGTTTTGATATTCTGCAAGCTGCCGTCAATGGCGCTGCACAAGTCTATACGCTTGAAGAGAAGATTCCGGCGCGCGCGGTTGTGCTGCAACGCTGGATCAGCTTGGATGTCGAGTTTAGCGGTGGTGGGCTTGCCTCCTGCGTGGTGGATCTGGGCTGGTCTAACCCGTCAGATACCGATGCAGACGGCTGGTACGACGGTGAAGATGTGTTTACTGGAGCGGGCACCGGCATCAAGGCTGTTCCCAGCACGCCAGGAGCTCGCCTTACGGGAATGGCCTGCGACGTCAGTGACTACGAGCGCAGCGTGACGGTGACGTTTACCCCGGACGCAGGGCACAAGCTGTCGGAAGTTACCGCCGGATCGTTGTCGGTCAACGTGATTTATGCGCCTGAGGCTGCTTTGGATCGAATCCTGCCGCTTGTATGACGGCGCTAAGTCAACCAAAGCGAGCGTTTGTCAACGCGTGCGCTAGTGACTTCGATTTCTTTTCGCGTGAAGTCCTAAACATCGTCGATAAGAAGGGGCGCTTGATCCCCTTTGTGTGGAATGATCCGCAACGACAGGTGTGGGACGTGGTTGCCAGCGGGCGCACCCGTGTGGGCATCCTCAAAGCGCGCCAGGAAGGCATTAGCACGTGGATCGCAGCATACTTTTTTTGGAAAGTGCTGTTCAATCAGCATGAGCGCGCCGTCGTGATCGCACACGAGACGGATGCAGCTGCCAGTATCTTCGGGATCTACAAGAACTTCTACGAGTGCCTGCCCGATTGGATGCAGGCATACTATCCAACCAAGCACTCAACCAAAACAGAGCTCGTGTTTAAGAAACATACGGGCTTTATTCGCATCGCAACGGCTAACTCGCCTAATAAACTGCGTGGTAAAACAGTTCAGTACCTGCATTGTAGCGAAATGGCCTTCTGGGACAAGGCAGATGAGGTGTTTACAGCTGCGATGCAGTCCCTAACTGACCGTGGGTCAGCGTTTATTGAGACAACAGCCAACAGTTTCAACCATTTCTACCCGTGGTGGATGAGTGACAACGGCTATAAGAAGGTATTTTTGCCGTGGATGGCGCTAAAATCCTACGTTCTGCACCGTGATGACGAAGGAAACTACTTCGATTACGAGCACGAGCCGATCCGTTTCGATGAAGAGATCGCACGCGTCATCGAGCGCCCGCTAGAACCAGAAGAAGTGCAGTTTGTGCGCGAAAACGAGCTGACAGAGCCGCAAGTGCGCTGGATGAAGTGGTGCATCAACCAAAAATGCGGCGATGACTGGAAACAGTTCAGCCAAGAGTACCCCGCCACGCCGCAACAAGCGTTTTTGCACAGCGGTGACATGTATTTTTCCGGCGAATGGATACCGGAAGAAGTCAACCGCAGCACAGAAGTCATTGAAAAGCCAAAAGCTGGGCATGTTTACATACTTGGCTGTGATGCGGCGTCAGGATCGACGAATGGTGACTTTAGTGCGGCTTGTGTGCTCGATGTAACCAATAAAGACCGCATCAAACCAGTGGCATGGATCTATCAGCGGGTGCCGGTGCATCAGTTTGCGACCTCTGTGCTCCAGTTGGGGCGCAAATACCACGATGCGCTGATCGTTTGCGAGGTAAACCACGTCGGCGCAGCTGTCCAAGAGGAGCTGACCATGGATCAGTACCCTCGGCTCTATCGCAGGTTTGTATATGATAAGATGGCAAGCAAGTATGTTGAAAAACTTGGCTTTTATACTGCCAAAAACAACCGTGCCATCCTGCTCAACCGGCTGCGCAAGTACATTAGCAAAGACAAAATGCAGGATCTGCATCAAGTACTGGTCAATGAGATTGGGTCATTCACATACAACGACCGTGGCGAGCCATACGCATCACCGGGCTGCCACGATGACATGATCTTTGCGACGGCACTGGCGCTTGAGGGGCTAGAGCAAATCGGAACAGTGCGTGAAGAAGTAATGCGAGAGTTTCAGCCGCAAGGTGCAGACGAGATTGTGTCGTTTGAGCGTGAGACAGGACTCGACGCCATGACGATGACGCCATTAGCTGATGCTGTAACCATGAGGCAAAACAACAGGGTAGCGTTTGACTCTTTTTATGGTGACGGCTTAGAATAGTGGCTTGCGCCTTGACGCTGCTATGGGCAGAGGCGTAATGACAGTGTGTTTCAAGGTGGCTGACCAACCTTAGATCGGTCTGTTTTCCACGCCAGGCAGGAGCGATATAATGCCATTTCCTAAACTTGCTGAGATTCAGAAAAGAATGGGCGAAAATGCGGCGACGCCGGCCGCTTCCGAGTCCTCAGCCCCAGCCGCTGCTGAAGCAGCCCCCGCAACCGAGTCGCAATCTGCGGCTCCTGATAGTGGTTCAAGTGAGCCGGCCAGCTCGCCTGAATCTTCCTCTAAAGCACCTGCTGAGGCCAAAGCAGATGCGCCAGGACCAATACCGTACGACCGGTTCAAGCAAAAGAATGAGGAAGCAAAGCACTTGAAGGAGCTCAATGGGACTTTGCAGGAGCGAATCAAGCAGTTGGAAGCCGCCCAGCAGGCCCCGAAGGCTGAGAAAGAAGCGAAGGAACCAGAGCCAAATCCCTTTATGGATAAGATCAAAGATCTTGCTGAGAAGTCAGGGGATGAGGACATTGCCGACGCATTGATTGCGATGGGTAATGAGCTTGAGTCCATCAGGACACAGGCGCAGTCAGCCAAGCAGGACACGCAGCACATGCAAGTCCAGAAGCTGGTCGATGAGTACAACCGTAAGATTTCAAGCGCGCTGGATGGATCTGCCATCAACGACAAGGCCGCAGGGAAACATTACATCTTGCAGGTGCTCAACGATAACCCGGATGCAAACATTGCGGACGCAGCTAAAGCATTTGAAGAGCACGAGCGTAAGCTGGAAGACGCTGTGCTTGAACGGCTGGGACTATCAAGGCCGCAGGCTAAAGAGGCTGCGCCAGCGAAAAACCCGGCTGAATCGCTGCCCCATCGGACTAAAACCGAAACTGGGACGGCATCTGTAACGGCGGATACGGCCCTCGTATCTAAGAATAAACCAATGACATTACGGGAAATGAAGTCGCAGCTCTTTGGGGGGCGGCGCAGACCCCGTTAGGAGGTAGGCCACAATGGGCGCTACTACTACTACTATCAGTGAGCTTCTAAAGAATCAGTATGAAGGACCGATTCGTGAGCAGCTGAACCTCGAAGCGATGATTTACGCTTTGTTTGAAGAAGGCCCGCACCAGTGGGCCGGTGCCAACGTGCACATCCCTCTCCACACGCGTGGCATTGTCAACACGGCTACCGACGGCATCAAATACGGCGCTGAAGGCGCAGTTGTGCCGGGTGCTAGCAACCAAGAGTACTTGGAAATGATCGTTGGCTACCAAAGCCTGTACTGCTCATTCCAAGTCACGGGTCAGGCTGAAGCCTCGGCTCCTGGCAACGGCGGATCGGAAGCGGCGTTTATCGGCGCAATGTACTCCGAAATGCGTGCCATGGAGAAAGACGTACGCCACAAGCTCGATCGTGACATGTTCATCGGTCGTGGCCTGCCTGGCTTCGTGATCGATCAGGATGCGCACACGGGTGCCAACGTCTGCATGATTTCCGGCGCTAACTCGCTGAGCGCCATCAAGGCTGAGAACACGGCTGCCGGTGCAAACACCTTCGTCAAGGTGCTGCATGTGCCGCGTGATGATGCAACAAACTGGGCATACCTGCCTGATGGCAACGCTGCGCCGACCGCAGCTGCGCTGTTCCAAGTGGGTGCCATTGATCTGGCGCTGGGCACGGCAGTCCTCGACTCCACGACCCACGCAGGTGACGGCCCGGACACGAGCGGTGTTGCCGCTACGGATCTGGCTGTTCTTGTTGAGCACACCGTTGGTGGCGCACGTACGCGCACCGATGAAGTGCACGGCTTGAATGCGCTTGCGTTTGAAGCTGAGTCGGCCGGTGCTTTCACCAACAGCCGTCTCAATACCGATAACACCGTGCTTCGTGGTTTCGGTTACAAGAGCGCTGTTGCGACTGCTCCGGCGGCTGGCAGCGGCAACTCAAACGGGACCGATCTCGACCTTGAAGACATGCAGCTTGTCTACGACGGCATCGAAGATCTCACGGCTGAGAAGATTGACTGCCTCATCATGCACCGCTTCACGCGTGCCCAGTACAAGAACCTGTTCCAAGCGGATCAGCGCTGGCTGCCGGGTGAAACGGATGCTCGTGGTGGATTCAGTGCGGAAGACCTTGCCTTTGAAGGGAACATCCCGATCAAGGTGTCGAGCCAAGCTCCGTATGGCGTGATCTACTTCATCAAGAAGGACACCATCAACACGTACACGTTGCGTCCGGGTGGTTTCCAAGAGTTCAGCGACAATGGTGACATCGTCACGCAGAAGCGTGATCCGCTGTCCACCCGTCTCATGGACATCCGTGAAGGGTTCTGGAAGCAATACTTCGAGCTGGTTTCCGAGAAGCCCCGTTGCATCGGCGTTATGGCCGGTGTGCGGTACAAGCGAGCATAAGAGCTTGCTGTGCTAACGGTACTGGAGTTCTGCGGCTCGATCTGCCTCTTGGTTCTCGCTTTCGAGCGGGCTACCAAGGCGGTGGATCGGGTCCGCAGGCTCCAGCGCCTGGCACAACTTGAGAAGCAAACTGATGAATCCCTGCATCTTGGTGTTGGAGATGGACTTGAATGAGCATGTACAGCGATCTCGACGGCACTGAGGACCAGAAGAAAGTCACACCGGGCACGATCAACATCTTTCGTAGCCACGTAGATGAATGGATGCGCCGCCGCATGTTTGTGTGGGACGCATCACGACGGTTTCTAGAGGGTATTCAATACGGCAGGCAGCTCAATGACGGCACGTGGCGCATGGCGACGCAGAAGCCGGGCATGGTGCGTCTGACGATCAACCTGATCCTGCCGATCTACAATCGCCTGTACGCTATGCTAGCGGTGTCTACACCACACGTTAGCGCACGGCCGTCCTCTGCGACGCGTGAGGATCTGGTCAAAGCAAAGTGCGACGCAGCACTTGTGCAGTACATTTGGAATCAAGCGGAAGTTGCTAAGAACTTTCGAGACGCCAACCGCTGGCTTATCAGCTGCGGTAACGTAGGAATCCACACGTACTATTGTCGTGACATGAAGCGCATCAAAGTCAAAGTCATCAGCCCGTACAACCTCTTGGTGCAGCCTGGCTGTTTGGACATTGATGAAAGCGACTATCTGATGGTGCGTGATTACGTCACCAAAGCAGAAATGAAGCGGCGCTTTCCACGAGCAGACTTAGACAAGCTAGAGCCGGTTGACTTCGATCAACAGTACCGGCCGTTTGTTCTCGATTACGAGCAAAGCCAAACCTACAAAGTCAAACGCTACGCTATCTACGAATACTGGGACCGCAACGGCAATCACATGATTACCAGTGGTGACACCATGCTGTGGAAAGCTAAGAAAGATGAGTGGGACGGCACCGGCCCGTGGCCTGTAGAACACATCAAGTTTCACGGTGTGCCAGGGCGCTTTCATGGCATCGGCGCCATTGAGCCTCTTATCTCAGTGCAGCGTGAGTACAACGCTCAGCGCAGTGCCATCATTGGCAACATCAAACTGCTGGGCAACGTCCAGTGGCTCAACCCGGTCAACAGCGGCGTAGACAGGATCACCAACGAGCCTGGAGCGCAGATTCGCTACAACCCAGCAGCCCCGCCGCCACAGCAGGCGTCACCTGCACCGCTGCCGGGTTACATCATGGACAACGTGCTGCGTTGCCAAAGCGAGATCATGGACCTAGCAGGCATCCACGGCGCTTCGCTTGGTAAGCGTGTGAGCGGCGTGCAGTCCGGCGCAGCAATCCAGCAGCTTGTCAATCAGGACACCTCGCAGCTGCAAGGCGTGCAGGACAACATTGAGCGTGCGGCAGTCAACGTCAGCAAGCGCATCCTGATGCTGGCCAAGAAATACTTTACCGAGGGTATGATGGTCCGCATGTTCAATCAGGACGGCGGGATGTTCTACAAGCAGATCAAGGCGACCGATCTTACAGACGACCCTGACATCTTCCTTGAAGCGAGCACGCTGTTCAGCAACATGCTTGAGGATCGTGAGCGGCGTGCGGTGCAGATGTTCCAGTTGCAGCTGCTGTCGCCTGATGAGGCCCGTCGTGCGATCAACTTCTTTGGCATGGATGACCAGATTGCGCAGACCGTGCGTAACTACAACATGGCGCTCGATGTGCTTGAGCACGTCATCGCAGGCGCAGAAGTAACCATCCACCGCACCGATCCGATCAAAGAGCTCACAGAAGTGTTTGGCGAGTTTGTGGTCAGCGATGAGTTCTTCCAGCTGCCTGAGCAGGTGCAGGACAACATCCAGCAGGTGTACCGTGGCATCCTAGCGCAAGGCGATCAGAACCTTATGATGCAGCTCGAAACGCCTATCTACCCGCAGGAGCAGCAGCAACCGCAACCGCAGGGCATGGGGCCGGGCATCCCAGGCGCGCCGATGCTGCCAGGCGAGCAGGTGCCACAACAGCAAAACGGCGGCACGTCACAGGGCGCAGTAAATCGGGAAGCTGGCAAACGTGATGCGGCTATCTTCGAGACGCCTGGCATGACAGG